CGCGTCTCGTGGTGTGTACTGTCTGACTGAGAATGCAGGAAGGTCCGGGATTATTCCCAAAGCTTCTTGCACTAATAAACCACTAACCCAAGGTTCTTGGACGGATCCTCTCCCACCCGCTTCAGTGAAGTAGCGGAGGAGCATGGACCACCCATCGATCTCTTTTGTTAGTAGTTTGGTAGATACGCAGCGAACCCTATATTCCCTCTTTTGGAGAGCCTTATTGGTTCGAGTGCGTATCTTGCTAGTTAACTTAGTTGCTTCTGGTAACGTAGGACATGATCCTTTAGGGACCATGTCGCTGCTAGGAATGGGCCCGTAAACGGACTCCAGCCTATCTACGATCAAGTCGTAGACACCAAAGCACTGCCTGTCCCACATGGAATTCGCATAAGCGACCCATGAGGCGTAGGCAGCAGCGGTTGGGCTTGATGACCAAACAGTCCTAAAACGGACTGGCGTACAATTGACTCCTAGAATAGAGTCAACGCCGCAGGATTCTCGGAAGATTCCTTCGGTGCAACTTTTGTCACGGTTTATTTTTAAACCAAATGACTCGAGGTGTTCGATCGCGTCCGCGGCATAACCCGTTGGGACGATCACATCATCGCCGTACACTAAAACACGGCTTGCCGTGTCTGCATCAGGTGCGCCTGCTGTCAGGATGCTCCATACACTAAGTGCCAATACGGGAAAGCATAATGCTGACCCCATTGGCGCGTATTTCTGGAGTTTTAAAACCCTTCCATCAGGTAGCTCCGTTGAACCACTCCTACAGGCCGTTAACACATCATAGATGTGCGGCGGGAAGAGTAACTGAACCAACACATCCGAAACTCTATCACTGGCCTCGTTAAGGTCTAGTGTAGAGTATTTTCCGGTCGCAGAGCCTAAAATAGCTCCGAGACCATTCGGTGTTTGGTTTGTGAAGAACACGTTCCACTTTGTGAGTGGACACGCTTCAACGTGTGATACTATCGCTCGTCCGACCCCTTGCTGAATCCATTGAAAATCAACGGGTTCACAGGAGATCAAGCGAGGCCCTCTCGAATCTTTCGGCACCATAACAACACGTGCCGGAAGAGTCGCATCGTGAATCTTCACAAATTCACGATACTTATCACAGACAGCCCCGATGGACGCATAAAAATACGCGTCTAAAGGGAATCTGTCTGTTATCTTAGAGGATACATTGTCCCATTGGAACTTGTCCCAGAGGCGTTGCCTTGTGGCAACCGCCCCAGGACCGTGCCGTGGAACAATGTCGAGCGGCTCGAAGTGTTGGAAGACCCCGTTAAGGAGTCTTCGCGCTTCGATTGCCAAATCCAGCCTATTCCGGGGTTTATACCTGCGGCGTCGGGTGGGAGTTGGCATCCTTGCAATATCGTCAGAAAGCTGACGAATAGCAGGAACCGTAATATCATTAAGTTCACCCTCCGTTCCTTCGAACTGGAGGAGAACCCGTTGTTCTTGGTCCCGAGTGTATGGGAGTTCATATTTGTACAGTAGGTACAGAACTAACCGTATATCTCTGATGCTCTGCACGATACTATCGTGTAACGCAGACCAATTCCGCAGGTTTTGCTGACACATTTCGCGCCAGCTGGCCTCGGAATCTTCGTAACTATACCAACTCTCCACGCTAAAGGCTTTATCGCCTTCACCGTAAGACTTGGTTTTATCACGCACAACATGCCTCTTCAGG